AAGGCAGAAACGGACAGGATTGAAGCAGAAACAGAAAATCTCAACAGTCAAATAGAAGAAATAGAGAAGGACGTAAGAAAGGCAGAAGAAAGAAACGTCAGCCTTCCTGCTGACCCCGAAAAAGACGATATTCTTCTTGCCGCCGCTAAAGTTGGCGGTATTAATATGCAAGAGGCTTTGAGCGAGGGTCTGGATGTACCCCCACTGAAGGGTGATAGACCGCTTCATAGAGTTAAAGGCACAGTTGCAAACAGATTTAGACCTGGAAGCCGATACTACAGTCTCTTTGAGGATGAAGGCGGTCTTTCAATGGACGCTTTAGGAGAGCTACTTGCAGACGCCGGCTTTTATCCAGAGCGACCAGATGCAAATCAGGTTCTTTCTGATATTAGTGACGCGCTGGACGTCTTTGACAAGGATATTCCGTCAACCAGAACCTATGCTGCAACCAGCAACCTAGGCGCAAGACTCAATGATCTTAGATTGCAGCGAGATAATCTCAACAGAGATACCGCCACAGTACAGGAAGAAAACCAAAAACAAATAAACGCACTACGACTTAACGAAGTAAAGCGCGTTCAGGCGGCACAGCAGCAAGAAGCGTTACGCAGTCAGGACGAAGCCGCAATACAGGAGGCGACTGAGGTAGAGCGTTCTGTGGCGCAGCAAGAGCAAAGGCTGGAGTCTGGTGATCCGGTCACTCTCGAAGAGTTACAGGCGCAAGATGCAGAGCTAGGCCGTATATACGACAGGATTGCCAGAACGCAACAGCCAGGAAAACGCCAACAAGTAAATCGTGAAGCAAGCAAGCTGGCACAGAGTCTCAGAGAAACACTAGCTGGGTTTGGTATAGCCGATCAGGTTACTACACGGCTCGTTGACCAAGTTGGCAACGCGACATTTAACGCAGATGGCGATCTGATAGTAGAGATAGACCCCGATGTTCTGGCACAAGACGCTGCAGAGGGGAGGGTTGTAGAGGGCAGCTTTGATCCTCTAAACAAGGTTATCCAGATCAGTCTTGATCGGGTAAAAACCAAGGTTGAAGACGGAAATCTGACATATCAAGAGGCGGTTGCCGACATACTCAACCATGAAGTTATCCATGCCCTGCGCCGACTTGACCTGATTACGGCAAAAGAATTTAGCCTTCTTGAGCGATTGAGCAGGAAGTACGTAAAGCCTGGAACAAATATGTCCTATGCGGCATGGGCGGCTAGAACATACAAGGATAGAACGCCTGTTGAGATGCAGGAAGAGGCGATTGCAGAGATGCTGCGCGACTCCCTAACCGATGGCGTAAACATTGACGGCAAGGTAACAAAGCCCAGCGGCAAGATCAGACAGCTACTCAACAAGGTGGTCAATTTCTTCAAGGGCATTGTCACCACGGCGGCAAAGTCTGACGCTGATTCATACGCTGATCTGGTCAATGCCATTCGTACTGGAGAGGTGGGGCGCAGAGAGCGGGGTGTGGTACGCACCCTGAGAGCAACAGAAGCCAGAAGGGGAGAGATAGAAGAGAGAGGCATCACGGAGGATGTGCTTGGATACGTTGAGGGCCAAGAGCCAACGAGGAGAAAGCCCAAGCGGACACAGCAAAGATCGCAAGAGGTAGCTGATCGACCTGTAGTCCAGCAAAAACAGCAGAGGGCTATGGATGTTGATACAGAGCAGACAGCGCCAGAGGATGCGCCTTCACCCCAAAGGGATATGCCGATAGACAGGAGCGTTGACAAGCAAAGCCGCGCAGAGTCACAGCCAAGAGCGCACGATCCGGTCAAAGTAGAAGAGGCTGTAGAAGAGAACAAGCGTGTTATCAGAGAGAACCCAACGATTATCTCTCGTAACACCGTCACGGCATCCCCAGATGCTCAGTATGTGGCGCAGAATCCAGAGGCCGCTGCAGAACCAACGCAGCAGCAGATGTACTCTAGGCAGCAGTATGAAGGTGAAACGGAGTCGGGCAGGAAAGCAGTAGATGACCTGACCAGTAACGAGACTCCCCAGACACCGATTGAGACTTTAAACGAAGTCACAGACATCCTGCCGAAAGGAAAAATAGGAAAAGCACTGCTTATTCTTAGGGAGCAGTTTATAAATAAGTATTCAGTGCTGGAGCGATATTATGCAAAGAACCCTGAGTTGCGTGATCTGGAGGCAGACTCCAGCGCAATAGCCGCTGTGTTGTTCTCTGATAGGGCAAAAGGCGTCCTTGCCTCGGCAATTACCAAAGGTGTGGCTGTATACAGGGGTGGCGTTACAACCGTAGAAGACTTCTTTTTTAGGCCGCTACCGGACGCAGACGCTGACAGTGATGGCTACAAGCCTCAGACAGTGGGCAAGCAATACAAAGGCTTGATCGAAGTAATGTCCCTGCTGTATTCAAAAGAGCGGGGAGACATGACCCGTTACGCGCAAGCCTATGCAATGGTGTTGCGTGGAGAAGTTCTTGATGCTGACGGTAAGCTGACACCAGTTACCCCAGAAAAAGCCGCAGCAGTTCGCGCAGAGATTGACGCACTGACTGACGAAAATGGTTATAACCCCGTCAAGGAATGGCATTCCGTTTGGCAGGCATACAATGCCAAGACCACTGAGTTCCTGTTAGACACAGGGATGCTAAATGCAGAGACAGCCGAAAAGTGGAAAAAATCATCGTATGTTCCTTTCTACAGAGAGGCGGCAGATCCAAACCAAGGCAAAGACGCTAGAGGTGTTTTTGGTGCAGCAAATGGGGCCAGCCTTACATTTCGTGGCGAGTTTAAAAAATATAAAGGTAAGGATGAAGGTGTTAATGTCGGATTAATAGAGTCAATTAGCCTGAATCTTTCTGCTGCCATTGAGCTTGGTATGAAGAATGTTGCCCAGCAGCGGATTGTTAGAGATATGCAATCTATGGGCTTGGCGCAGGAAACATCAGCGACCTCTTCAGAGGCGCACGTTATCAAGCTAAAGGTGGACGGGCAAAACAGGTCTTTCATCATAAAAGACAAGATGCTTTTTGATTCTCTTCAGATGATCGGCTCTGACTCTGGCCTAACGACCGTACAAAAAGTTCTTGGCTGGCCAGCCAAGTTCCTGAGAGAAGCCATCACCAGAGATCCTGGCTTTATGGTTGCCAACCTAATGCGCGATACGCTGTCTGCGTGGGCGACAAGTGGTGCTGATTTCACGCCTGTCATCGACTCTGTGAGGAATTTAAGAGGATCGGTAGATGCTCTGGAAAGGGCAGGTGTTGTCGGCGGCTATGATTACTCCAATGATCCAGACGATATAGGCAGCTTCTTTGAAAAAGAGATGAAGCGCAGAAACAATGAGCTTTCTGCCTTCAATCTTGTTGGAAGGGCATGGGATGCGCTTGGCTCTGCAACTACAGCATCTGATTCTGCTACCAGAATGGCTGTTTATAAGGATGTTCTTGCGCGAACAGGGAACGAAGCAGAGGCGCTGTTCCAGGCTATGGAAGTAATTAACTTCTCAAGGCGTGGTGCCAGCCCAGTATTCCGCACAGTGACTGCAGCAATACCGTTCTTGAACGCCAGAATACAGGGCTTGGATGTCTTTTACCGGGCGGCAACCGGGGGCTACACAGCCAACAAGGAGCTTGCAAGAAGCGAAGCAATCGCAAAAATGATGATGCGCGGCAGTCTTATGGCTGGCCTCACCCTGCTTTACTACGCCTTGGTTAGCGATAACGAGCAGTACCAAGAGCAGACAGAGGTAACAAGAGACAATAACTGGATTATTCCGACTGTCTGGGGCGTACCCATAAAGCTGCCTATCCCGTTTGAGGTTGGCATTCTTTTCAAGACAATACCGGAAACAGTAGCCGCTGCCACGGTGGGCGATAAGTCATCGCCAGAAGTCAGGGACACGGCGATACGAGCGATTACATCTACGTTTGAAATAAACCCTCTGGGCATACAGGCGTTTGGGCCTTTTTTAGAAGCAGCGCTTAACTACAATTCGTTTACCGGCAGAAAGATTGTTCCTTACTACATGGATCAAACGGTTACTGCTGGGTTGCAAGATCGCTATGGAGCGAGCGAGGTAGCTAAAATTGTCGGGCAATTTGCAAATATCAGCCCTCTGAAAATAGACCATGTGCTGTATGGATACACTGGTACTATAGGAAGCTACGTTCTTGATACGGTAGATACCATTATGAGGAGCGAGGCGGTTCAGGGCGACAAGCAGGCCAAGATGCCAGCTATGCAGCCTTACGAGTATCCAATCATCAAGCGGTTCTTTGGCTCCAAAGAAGGGGGCGGTCTGCGTGAAGACGCGTATGATCTGTACCGTGAGGTTCTAACTGTTCGTTCCACTGTCAACAAGCTCAAGAAAGAAGGCAGAAGAGAAGAGCTAGAGCGATATTTAGTTGGCAGAGAATCCCTGCTTGCACTGAAAGAGCCTGTATACAATATCAAGAAGGCTATGGATAAAGTCAGAAAGCAAAGAGACAGAATACAAAGGCAGAACATAGATCCCGAAACCAAGAGAGCCATGCTGGATCAGCTTGACCAGAGGCTAAACCAACAACTCCAGGTAATCCCGCGACTCAAAGAGTACGCTGACTTGCCGCTAATACCGAGCACCTTTTTATAATGGATATGCAATGGCTGTACAGAGCGGAGGTGTGTAGAGTCGTAGACGGAGATAGCGTTATCTGCAATGTAGACTGCGGCTTTTCTGTCATATTGGGCAAGAGGTCAATAAGGCTTCTGGGTGTAGATACCAGTGAAACCAGAGGCGGGACAGACGATCTCAAAGCCTTGGGCAACCTAGCAAAGAAGTTTGTGGAAGAGCGTCTGCCGGTTGGCTCTACTGTGCTGCTGAGAACATCGCTAGATAAAAAGGGCAAGTTCGGGCGCATACTCGCAGAAATTCATTTGGCAAAAGGCCCAGGTGAAGACGGCTTCCAAGAAAAAACCTTGAATCAGATGCTGCTGGATGAAAACCTAGGCGTCCGGTACAGCGGTCAGTCCAAAGAAGACATCATCAACCAGCACCTGATTAACGTCGAGCATCATAGAAGCCAAGGCAATCTTTAATGGAGGAGTGCGCTGCGAATCAAGTCGAGAGCGCACTTGAAGGCATCTGGGAGATACTGGCCCTGCACCCTTGGGATTTGATCTACCTGTCCATCCCCATGAGCATTATTGCGTTCTACTTCCTGTCTATTTATGCAATCTTCAAGCGTATCCAAAACAGGTATTCGTGAAGTCAAAAGTCCAACACTAAGACGGTATCTGTAGTACCAGAGCCACCCTGCTCCTTTCTCTCAAAGAGCCTAATTGTCGCTATCCGGTCGGCCAGAGTTTCGCGTATTACGTTGCCGTCATTATAATCGTCAGCCTCTGGGCAGTGAGGGTGATGATACCCAAGGCGACCACACGCCATGCACATTTTAGGGAATCTAGCTTCTTTCAATGCTCCCCTCTTTCTTTCTTCGCCTGTTCCCAGCAATAGTATTGGACGGCTTAAATCCCACACCCACGCCCCTAGGAATTTTATTTATCTTTCCGCCTCTCTTTAAAAATTCTTCTACGGTTTCTTTATTTGGCATATTGAATGTCCAATAGACTCAGGAATCTTGGGAACGACTGCATTTCCTAAACATCTAAGTCTGTGTGATCGTTTGGGAATCCCATTAGCCACTCTACCCATGCTGGGTTCAGCCGCCCAGGTTCTCCTTGAAACTCCACCGAGTCCGGTAATGAGTTGTTTTCTGGGTTTCTTCCCGTCTTCGCCATTGTCTCTGGCTTCCTCGCTCCCTTCCAATCCCTCGCTGCTGGGGTAGGCCACAATCCAGACTCTATCTCTTCTGTGATGTGCGCCAACTGTTGAAGCTGGTATACAGTGCCATTCCGCATCATACCCGAGCGCGGAAATGTCCCAGAGAACTCGCTTAAACCAATTTCCCCGCTGTCCAGCAAGCAGGTTTGTGACGTTTTCAAAGATGGCATATCGGGGTCGAATCTCCCCAAGCAGACGGGCGCACTCTGACCAGAGCCCACTTCGCTCTCCGTCAAGACCTTCTTGGTTTCCCGCAAGCGAGATGTCTTGGCACGGGAACCCAGCCGTGATGACATCGACGTTAATTCCGTCTGAAGCCAATCTGTCTGCTGTGATTTGTCTGACATCATCGTAAATCGGCACCTCGGGCCAGTGTTTTTTCAACACCTTTTGTGCGTATGGGTCTATCTCACAAAACGCAGTTGTTGTGAATCCTGCTTTTTCCAAGCCAATAGAAAATCCACCAATACCGCTAAATAAGTCCAACACGTTTTTCATTTGTGAGGCTCGCTTTCTCTCGCGTAATCTATTCGGTATTTCCAGCCCCCTGAAATATCAGTGATATTAATAAGATCACCTTCGTGCCTTACCACATCACCCCGATATGTCCACGCGAATCGTGGGCAGCTTATGTTGCCCGTAACAAATGCCATTCCCCGATCAGTCACTCTCCACAAGCCGCCTTTTGAGTCTTTGTCTCCAATTTTTTCAACCAACCCCCAGTACCGCAGCTTTTGGAAGTTGCACCTGTGGCTGTAGTCCAAGCCCATTTCGCGTATTTCTTGTGGCTCAGTGCTGCGTGATCTTGTAACTACCATAGCCAGCGCACGACAAAGTTTCTTGGACAGACCGTGCTTATACTCGACCATCTTCGCGCCACAGTGTTCGCAGTATTTGTCAGTCATCAAGCACCTTCTTTGCTTTTTTAAGATCATCAATAGCGAGTTCGATCTGATCTAGCGTGTTGAGACTTTCCTCCAAGGTTCGTTCTATCTTGGCTAAACGGTCTATCATTTCATCAACAAACCTGTTGGCGGTAGCAATTGCCTCTACATAGGCGTCACCCTCTAGCTCTACTGTCAGTTTCGTCATCGTTGTTTCATCCTTTCAGCGTAGGCGTCCAAAGACTCGCCAAACATATTGTTGAACCAATCCCCCCAGGTAACACCCTTGGGCGTAAAGCTGCTCTTGTTCTTCCACGCAAACCGTGCGGCGTAGTATTTTTTCGCTTCTTCTTGCCTGTCGTGGAGCCGCTGCTCCTCCTCAGTCATTAGCATTCTGGGTCAATAACCGGTGGCGGTATATCAAAGCTCATCTCTGCTGCAATGCGGCAAAGTGTTTCGATCAGATCGGAAAAGTCTCCGCGAGTAGCGTCATTGCTTCTCTTGCGCGGCCTTCGTTTTTCCCCAAACTTGGTTTCCCGTATTTCTGACCCATAGCACTGGCAGAGCATTTCTTCGTGCATCTCGTCAGGCGTCAAGCCGCAGTAGCTTGCGAACTTTCCGCACCACTGCCTGTAATAATTTTCTTGCGGCCTTGAGCGTCTTGTTTTCAGAGGCTTTAACTCTAGGGTTATCCCGTGTTTCGACTTCGCTATCTCGCTCATTTGATTTGCCATCTGCGGAAACTCCGCTGACAGTAACGCTAGCATCCTGTTTAACTTTTTTTCTGCGTTGCTTCTTGGCAGGTTTATCTCCATCACTCATCCTTTATACCCTCTATTTTGATTACACCTTGGTCAATCCGCCTGATAAGCGTCTTGATTATGTTGAAAAGAAACTGCTCGCTCTTATCTATCTTTTTCTCAAAAGTGCTGCCACCACCCGCAACATCAAACGAGTAGTGGCATTTATGGCACAGATCCGCGATTGCCAGATCATGTGGCTTATGCCCCGTTCCTTTGCCTAGCTGTGAGGCTCTAAGACCTGTGTAGTGTGCGGCGACTATGGTGCCATCTCTGACGCCACAGTTCACACAAGCCTGATCCCTTGCGGCGGCTAGGAGCTTCTTTGACCTAATCAAAAAGCTGCTCGAAAGAGCTTGAGAAAGGCTCTGCTGGCGTCTGCTGGGGCGCTGCTGGCGCTGGTTGCTGCACTGGTGGGGGTGCTGGCTGTGGCGTAGGAGGCGCTACATACGGCGCTGGTTGTGCTTGCTGGCCTCCCTGCTGTGCGCCCCACTCCCTGATAATCGCCCTGGTGTCATCAGTTAGCAGCACTTGTGGCTTGCACTGAATCATCTCTGCCATGCCGCCGGTTTTTTTCTCGTAAGACCTAAACCCATAAGATGCCAGACTGATTTTTGGCAGATTCTCTTGCGTTGGATTGGCTTGATAAACTTTGAACGCTGCCTTGATTGCCACGAACATCTCGGGAGTGACGGGAATAAAGCCTTTATATTTCGGCACTTTGTCTGACTTTCTTTCCTGTTCCCACATACCGCCCTCTTTACTGTCAGGGCCATATTGTTCGTCTGCGATTGAATTGAAATTGGTCATGCTGATCTCCTTTACTGTGCCGCATTCAGCGCGGCTATTTTTGCCTGTGCCTCTTGCATCATTACTGCAAAATGGCTTGGGTAACTTCTCTCTAATGCTTGGAAGGTGTTGGGGTTTGCGGTATACAGAGACTTGATATGCTCACCACTCTCTGCATTGCGGAACTCGTTGGCAAACTGCTCAGATGCTTTCTTGGCATCGCTTTCGTTTTCGATCTGTCGCTTGCCATCGCCAAAGGGCGGCAGATTTTGATCCCGCTCTTGCTGTTTGATCTCTTCATCATCCTCTTTGCGCGGAAAGTCCTCGCCGTTGTAGATGTAATGCCCAAGCCCAAACATCGCCATCGCTTTTACTAGGCATCGCATACGAGTATCACTGCGCCCTCTGGCGTCAGGATTCTTTACCGCTTTGTGACTGTAACCCCCCATGACGGGCAACCACATAGATCGCTCCAGATGCCCGATCCGTATTGTGCAGGATACCGTGCAGTATCCCAGGTGATCCCACTGATCTTCGTCAAAAGAGTATGTCGCGTAGGGATAGTGCTTCATAAGCTCATCCCATGCCCATGTCCAAGAAAGATAGGTGATGTTGCTTTCAGGAAGTTGTTTTTTCTGCGCCGTTACATCTACCTTGGACAAAACTGTCCATACTTCCTCAAAGCTGGGGCTGTCGAAACCCTCAGAGGAGGTATCCTTTTCTGTTTTCATTGCTGACTCCTAGTATTTTCCAAATTTCATTCGGTTCTGATTTGAAGAACATGGCTGTATTCATGTCTCCGATATGCTTATCTGCCACATAAAAATGCACAGTGTCGCCTGTAATTACAATTCTCAGCTTGTGTTTTGTAGTCTGCATCAACGCCACGACCTTTCTGTAAAACTCTGGATCGGTCTGTATCACTCGACTCTCCATATCCTAAATTTGTTTTCGCCACGAATCTTTGTTCTCTTGAGCTTTATGCCGTCAGGGAAATACCGCTTTGCCCTTTCGCCAAATGTGCATCTCATAATCCGTCTTGCCGTAGCCTCAGCAATGTGGATGTTGTCGTGTTCTACCTCGAAATACTCACCAATTTTCATCAGCTCAAGCCACTGATATTTGCATGGTGTCGGCGTGTCCCAAGCCCCATGCACTGGAATATCGTCTTTAAACTCTGGCATATCCATCATCACACTCCTTGATTGTGCTGGGTACACCAATCGGCAACCCGACACCAGTTAGCTTCGCAACGAACAAACTCTCCTAAGCGGGTTTCTATTTCATGCTCTTTGGAGTCTGCATATTTAGTGGCAAGATGATGCTCTGCATCTTCTTTGCTATCGAACAGCTTGATCGCCCTTTTCTGAGTGATTTTCTTGATGGCGTAACTGTCGGGTCTTTTCCACCGTTCGTCATCGGTGCATGGGGGTAGCTCTTCGCCAGAAAAGCTCTGCCAATCTGCCTGAGTGTGCAGTGCTACACGCTCATTGACATATTGATCCCGTTCCTCTTGTGACCAGAGGGGTATTTCCACAATGACTATTGGGGCTTGCGGGTAACTGGCTTCCATCTCTGCCTTCTTACGCTGCCAATCTCGCAGCACGGCAACGATCTGGAGAGCGCTTACTTCAACGTCAGGCTTGCGCTCTGCCAGCCAAGCATAGAAGTTAAGCTGTTTGTCCCATTCCTTTTTGCCATAGATCACAGACCATGCGCTGGTGCATTTGTAGTCCATCAGCGTCACGCGCCCGTCATCCTCAGACCTTTGTAAGTCTATGGCCCCGCTAATCATCCACTTGTCCACCTGAGCGAACAGGCGCTCTTCGACAATGTGACCATCTGGGCTGTGCTGCTCAAACATCTTATGTACAGATGTGCCAAGGACAGACCAAAGCATATCCGCGCAGTCCTCGGTTATATCCTCGTCATGGTTTTTCCTGAGAATACGAACGCGAGGACTGTCGATTAGCTGGGTAACAGAGTAGTTACTGTTGCCCCTGCTGTAATCGTTGCGGGTCAGCGCTTGGAATATTGGCTCTGGCAAGTTTGTGAGGTTGGTTATCCTCAACTGATTCTCCACACCCACATAGTTAATTCTGAGTGGGGATTACCAGGATCGTTTTTTGCTGCTTGGATGCTGAATTTCCTGACCGGATCTTGGCGGTTGCCCCAGCGGGTGATTTTTCGCCGCATGGCAGACACTTGCTTCTTGTCTGTAGCCAGAATCTTGGTATTAAACGCCTCTTGTGGATCTGTGGTCATGTCCTGCAAAGGGTAATCAGGTAACTTGACTCGCTCTGTGGGGCGCGGAATGCCCCGTTGAATTTCGATTTCCATGTATTCACCTCTTGAAAGAAGGTCTTCGTGTAGACCATAAACGTGGCGTCCCATCTTACTCATCATGTACACTCCAGCAATCGGGACAGCTAACTTTATGCTCATGGGGGTATTGTGTCAATAGTAGATATGGTGATATTGGGGGAGCCTGTATCTAAGGCAAACAGTCGCAGGCTAGTAAAAAGCAAAACAGGTAGACCGTTATTTATCAAGTCCCAAAAGGCGCTCGACTACTGCAAGTCGTTTGCCAAGCAGTGTAAAAAAATCACACCATTGCCAGAAACCGATCTCGCGGTGGACATCAAAATCTATTACGCAAGTCGTCGTCCTGATCTGGATGAGTCTTTAATACTGGACTGTTTGCAAGGATTCGTTTATAAAAATGATCGGCAAGTAAAAGAGAAGCACATCGTCTGGGGCGGTGTGGACAAGGCTAATCCTAGAGCAGAGATTTGTGTCAGACACCTACAAGATTGTCTACAGCAAAGTGATTAACAGAGCTATCCGCGATCTAGTGGGTAGCCAGCATCAAGAGCGTGATGATGCGCTCAAGTACATGAAATCTCAGGCTTTTATAGAGCATTGCAGGATCGCTGGGTATCCAGAAGCACTGCAAGACGCCCTGGATGAAATGGTTTTACTCAGCAGCGTGGAGCAAAAGATTGTTGCTGAACTTGTCATGGAGGAATTAAACGCGAGCTAAAAAAACCCCCTTGCGGAAGGGGGCGAAGCTCAATCTAAAGGAGTCATACCGTATATAAACGCTAGTAAATAAGAGCTTTAAAAAGCGAATATGTAAGAGCGTATATATACTAGGTGACTACCAATATCACAAAAATAGGAGGTGGTCAACAGATGGAACAACTTGAGGAGTTTGTTCTTCAATACAATCAAAGCGCCAGAGTGAAATGCCCTGAGTGTGGCGATAGCAGAAAAAAGAAAAACGAGAAAACGCTCTCCATAACAGTGAATCACGATCACAGTTTGTACCATTGTCATCATTGTGGTTTGTCAGGAGGTATTAAAAGAAAAAAGTTTTACGAGGCTTACATGAAACAAGAGAAAGTGGTCAACATTCCGACAGATCTCAATTCTAACGTAACAGTCATCAAAGATTTTTTCCGTCATCGTGGGGTGCAGCTTGACTCTCTGGAGGGTCTGCCCAGGATGACCACAGGCACTAAGAATTTCCGTGGGGAGTCAATGCCAGCCATAGGCTTCGTGTATGGCCCTGTGAGCAATCCTACGGCCATCAAATGGAGGAGCATCATCTCCAAAGATTTTATCTGTGAGGGCGCTCCTAGGAGCTTCTACGGCATTGAAGAGCTTGAAGAAGACGTTGATGACCTGATCGTGGTGGAGGGAGAGGCAGACGTAATCTCTCTTGCATCAATCGGCGTTCGTGCTGTGTCCTGTCCAAATGGCGCTCCGGTTAAGGTGAGTCAGAATAAAATCTCGCCAGAAGAAGACGGCAAATTTAGCTTTGTTTGGGACGAAAGGGAGCGATTTGAAGGCTGCAAGCGCGTTGTCCTTGCCACTGACAATGATGAACCAGGGGAAGCGTTGGCAGAAGAGATTGCCAGACGGGTAGGCAGGGCAAAATGTTGGCGGGTGCATTTCCCAGAGAGCATAAAGGACGCTAATGACGCAGTGGCTCGGCTGGGTGAGGCGGAAACCAAGCGGATATTCAGTGAGGCGCAGCCGGTTCCGCTGTCAGGTGTTTATGCAGCCAATGACTATATGGAGCAGGTCAAGGATATTTATGCCAATGGTCATGGCAGGGGTGTCAGCACTGGTATACCGGCGATTGACGACCTGTTCACTGTCGCAGAGGGCCAGTTGTCTGTAGTCACTGGACTGCCTTCTTCGGGGAAATCAGAATTTATTGACCAGATCATGGTCAACCTAGCGCAAAAAGAGAAATGGAAGTTCGCGGTGTGCAGTTTTGAGAATCCTCCGCAGCTTCACATCAGTAAGCTCTGCGAGAAAATTACGGGTAAGCCGTTTTTCGAAGGCATGACACCCAGAATGAGCGAGCAAGAAATGTCTGAGGCTGTCGAGTTTATTAACGACCACTTTGTTTTCTTAGAGTCCAAGGACGGTGGACTCAGCACGATTGACTCCATCATTGATCGCATCAAGCAGGCCGTGTTCAGGCTCGGCTGCAGGGGTGCGGTAATTGATCCCTATAACTTCATTGAGCATCAGGGCCAAGAAGAGCATCAGAGTATTAGCATGATGCTGACCAAGATCACCAGCTTCTGCAAGGCAGCGGGTATCCATATCTGGTTTGTGGCGCACCCCGCCAAGATGTACCCCAGGGAAGATGGGACGTATGCTGTGCCGAAAGGCATGAGCATTTCCGGTAGTGCTGCATGGTTTGCCAAGGCAGACTTGGGTATAACGGTGCATCGCGGCGACAATGACGTAGAGGTACACTGCTGGAAGTCACGCTTTAAATGGGTGGGGCAGCAAGGTGTCGCCAAGTTAAAATATGATGTAGTCAATGGCACATACTCAGGCGAGTCAGCATCTCAAAACATTTTGTCTGACCTGCCTTCTTCGGATGTAAGCAAAATTCGCGGGGTAGATTGGTACGATGTCGATTGAGATGCAGAACCAGCACACTGATCTGGGAACCAATGAAATCCACAAGCGCCATAGCGTCATGGTGGAAGGCGGGGCTATGCCCAGAGCCAAAGTCATGGATCAGATGGTCATTGATCGCTACCTGATAAACGGTTCGCTGTCGTTGTCTGAGCATCAGGCTGGTGAATACATTTTGAGTCAGGCAAGCAAGGCGGGACTGTTCGGCAGACCGCTACGGTATGAGGCTGGTTCTGGTTCCGTCAGGCAAGGTGACTCCGTGTTTTCGGATGCGCTGATGCGATACGGGCGAACCATGAGCCTGATTAGCCGTAGGTTCGGTGATGACAACAAAAAGCTGGTGGAAAGTGTGGTGCTGGAAAATAAAGATGTAAGCCAGGATCTACCGTTGTTGTCGGCGCTGAAGAAGTCTTTGGATCTTGTTTCGCAGAGAAGAATGGCGGGAGGCCGGAACCCGCTGCGCCATCTGAAAAAAAAGGTTGGCGGTCAATCTTAACCACAACAATGATTGTAGGCCAAAGTTAAGACTGTATCGACGCCGCCAGCGCCGTAAGGAGTGTGGCCTACAAACATTCTAGTCGGTGTCTGCTGCCTTTTTCAACGCCTGCGGGCATCTAATAATTTCCAAGTAAGGCCCGTCAGACTCGCTCAGTAAGACGGGCCGCAAATCATGGCGTATTCCAACGTCTTGGCCCATTATTTCAGCCATCACAGTGGCGCTTTCAACCGCAACCGAATACTGATTGCTCATAGTTGACCAACACCTACTGTTGAAGCTGCTGCTTGTTCAGACGCCATTTAAAGTCCTCCATGTGCTGCAAAACCTCCCAGAAATCGCAGAAAGTGGAAAGGGCTTTCCTCTGCATCTCGGTCATTTCGTGGCCCTGCTCTATCTGAAATTCTTGGGCGCAATAGGGTTCTCTTTCTTTGAGTACGTCAGAGAAGTGCTGCTCCAACATGAGATCGTAGGTGTCTATGAGTTTGTTTAGTGCCGTATTCATGTTATCCCACCATCCTTACACGAACATCATCGTCAGTGACCAGCACATTCAGCTTCATGCCGTTATCTCGCGCTTCCACAACAAAATCAGTGTCCTCTATGATTACACCAAAATCGTCTCCTCCGAATCTGTACTGGCACTCCTCCCACCAATCCTCATTCTTTGAGGGATCGCAGCCTCTGAAATAAAAAACAACACCAGTGTTGTCCGAACTGTTGCCAGCGCCCACATAAGCGCCCTGATCCTTTGCCATATAAAAATTTTCGTGACCATGCTTCTCAATGCAATCGGCAAAGTCTCTGGTTTGCTTCTGAGTAAGTGTTAATTGCGTTTTCATAGTTTGCTCCTTAATTAAGCAGTTATCGTCTAAAAAGATTGAATACATCTTCAAGCTGAACATCCAGCTTTTGCTTTGCTTCAATAGCTGCACTGATCGCTAATTCATATTGGTCAGTGCCCCTAATGAACTCTTCTCGGATGTCTGGGTCATCACTGCAGATTGTCACAGTAAACTGGCTTGCATCGTTTACCTCACGCTCCTCTGGCTGCAGATAATCAACAAACACCCTTAGCTCAATGTGCGTATCGTCGTAGTGACCATACGCCACCGATGGGCATACATCATTGTTATATGTCACATCGTCAAACCCGTGTGATTCCAGGGCATTACGCAGTTTTAGAAACTGGCCTTGATTGTCGTAGCCAGCAAATCTGGAGTTTTCAAAACATCGCATGGTGATATACCTTGATATATTTTTTAAAAGGGTTGCGTTTTGATTTTCTATCAATCATCCGTTGTTGTTCTGTGCAAAGTCCTGTCCTGACAACCAATCAACAATGCCCTCTCTGGTTGCCGCGAACTGACAGACTTCAACCTCTCCTGAGTGTCTGTAATATCGGTGCAGACCTAGCTGATGATCTTTTGGTTGTTTGCCTACGGCCTTTGATAAGTGCCTCTCTGCTTCTTTGCGGCTGGTAAACCAAGCAAGAACCCTGCCGCGCTGCTCATCGTAATAACTGGCTTTATAGATTTTCATTCCTCCTCCTTAATAGCGCATGGAAAAGTAATGTCGATGTGAGTTACGCTGTTAATTTCGTCGTATTCATTGCCGTGTTCTGTAACAGTCCACTCGACGCCAGTGTCTAGCGTCCATTGAATAAGCGAATCAACTAATTCTTTGCGAGTTAAAACGGTTGTTTTCATGTCACCCCTCCAGAAATTCACTTTCATAGATAAATTCTGCGTCTGCCCACACCTCGCATTCCTCGCAGTCGCCGTGTGCTTTAAGCTCTGCGCTTACAGCAGCATCTTCTGCCTTGCCTTTTATGACTTCATCCAGGGCATCTTCATCATGGATTACATCGACATAACGCACAGTCGATAGCCTGACTGCTACACTGCTGCGCTTCCTCCGCATCTCCTGATCGTTTTCTGGGCAATTTGGATGGTGTCTGCCGCCCACGTTGCCGCACTCTGGGCAGTAGATGGCGATAGATTTCAGATAATGGACGTTGTTCATTGCTGGTCACCCCCGTCTATCAGCTTTTCAATTAGATTCATGGACGCGCATAATTCATCCCAGATCTGATCCCTAGATTGATTTGTTTCATCGTCGCAGTTCGACGGGATAAGCTCCTCGCGGTACTCATTCAATACAACCCAGATATTGGACAGCGCAAGCGTTTTGGCTTTTTGCGGGTCTTTAACGTCATCTAAAAGGAAAATAAGCATTAGCTGTCCCTCCTGTAGTCGGTCAATATGACCCAGCCCAAGTTATATAAGGGATCGACTAGCGTGGGTTCTGGATCGGCACAATCCCATAACAGAAATGCCCGATAGCCAGCAGCCAGTATGATTCTATAAGCGAGTAGTGCGTCAGCCCTGCTGGTCATGTCGCCCAGCCAATACATCATCCAGCCTGACTTCTCCGGTATTTCCGCGTCAGGGTCCAAGCCGTCCGGTCTGACTATTTCAAACCGTTCCGCCTGATCCTCATCCCAGAAAAAAGCATCCATTGCGGTTGACCACAGAAAATTGAAATCGTTTATATCCAGTTCGATATAGATTGATTCCTGCAGCGTGTCTTTCTCGTAGTCGGCCCCACGGTATTCTGTAGTGCCGTTTACATAGGCTTTTGCGACAGTGAGCAGATCATCATCGGGGGCGGCATCTTGGGATGCTGGGCGCTCTAGCTCATCGTCTGCATAAAAATCGCATAGCCTGTGATTTAGCCGCCCGTTCTTTTTGTGTACTGCGAGAATCTGGCAGCGCTTGCTATCAAAGTAGCCCTGCGCTTCGTGCAGCGCATCGGCTTTTTTGTCGTGCTTGGAATAGATACCGCCATCTATAACGTTGCCGTTTTTGTCGCATGATGCGACCAACCACTGTTCCAGGAAAACGTCATAAGTAAGCTCGGTGGAATACCAGAAATCTAGGTCTTGCATAATGTTCACTCCTTAGTAAACGTAAAAGAACCACTGACACAAAGGTATCAGCAGACAAACAGAAAAACAAGCCCCTGACCTGCCTTCTCAGGGGCGTGATAGTAGGTAAAGGAAACGGCGCGTTGTCACGCTGCCGCCTCCGTCTCTGCTGGCACTCGGTAGCCGTTGAATACTTGCAACGTTTTTGCCGCCATAAATCGCCAGTAGCCGCGCAGTATGTTCTCCTCTTGGCGCTCGGTGGCATCGGGTGGGATGCTGCCCCATTTCCGCGCCATTTCCAGAATTGCGTGGTTCCGATATTCGATATTGATTGCCAGCCCCTGCAACCAATCCATTGCGGCATTCTGTGGCCCCACCTGATCCACTCGCCATTGATACTCATCCGCGAAAATCTGCGCGCCTGCCTGCCCCACTTCTTTAGCGGACATTCTGTAGGCGTTGGGGTTTTCGTAGTCGTTTAGTTTGTCGCGCAGCGCGTCGATAATGTGCAGCTTTGCGAGTCGGTCTATCCGTGTTGATTTGTTCATTGCACTGTCTCCTCAATCTTTTTAAGTATCCATTGCGCTGTGCGCTCTAAGTTATAGCTCTGGCACACAAACCCCCCGCCAAAATCCCGCCCACGGTAAACGCTGAATCCCTGAGCGTTTGCCAGGACTTTTGCTGCGTCATAATCCGATCCAAATGCCAGCCAGCTAATGACATAACGCGGATTTCCGTTTACGTCATTTTTTACGCGGTAAAAATGATGGCCCAGTTTTGTTTGTGTTTCTTCTCTCAGGTCTTGCTTTGTCATTGGTTGCACTCCTTAGTGGTTCTGAGCAAAACGCTCACTGATACCCACCCGTTAGGGTGGGCATTATCAGCGCTCTACCAATTAATTGTTTTCGGAATATCAGCGCCACGCGAACGTAAAACGATGCCATGCAATGCCACGTGCATTGGCGTCATGTGGCAGCTTGGGTTTGCCATGCTGAACTGCAGCCAGTCGGTGCGCTGCCTTTGCAAAATGTTTAAATACTGTTTTTTCGCGGTCATTAGCTGCGTCTCCTTGATTAATAAAAGTTGCGCTGATCTTCGCAAACAATGGGACGCGCACCTGTCCATTGCTGCGCGTATTCCGTTGCACGTTCTAGGGATTCCGTGCGGAGCGTGGAAACGTGGCGCTTTTTATCTCCCCACTGCCAGCGCTGCGCGTAGTAGCGCGGTGCATCGCTCGGCTCGGTGCGCTCGTACACTGTCGCCTCATACCCCAAGCCGTCAGTGTCGGCGTGATAGCTGATCTCTTTGTATCTCATTGGTTACCCCCTAGCATGATCTCTGGCTGTTTGATTTCTACTGTAACGCCGAGGCGCTGCAGCGTTTTGACTACCTGCGGCGTGATGGTTTTGGTTCCCATCATTCCCGCGATTTCGTGCGCGTTCTGGCATATCGGATAGATGCGCTGCTGCCCGTATGCGCTTTTGACTTCAACGCACATAGTATGAAAGCCGCTCCTGGGCCCAGGTAATTCTGATCTCATTGGTCTGTCTCCTTGCTGTTTTTGTAGTCGGTCAGGTCAATAACAAACTGCTCGGGTATTTCGATTTCTTCAGTGTGGCCCGATGCCGTGTGACATTTCTTGATTTCAAAACATGGCGGGTTGCCCTCTGCGATCTGAAATTCTGCATCGGCTGCGTATGCATGCACTGCGTCCCACATTTCATCCGATCCGTAAAAGTTCAGGAATTGCGAGGATAAGTGGCGCTCATCTCCTGCGCCTGTCTTTAAGCGTTCGTGCAGTTCTTGGGCGATCCATTCGACACCCTGCTCGCTAATTACTTTCTCGGCTGTCATCACGCCCACTAGCTCCGTTCTGGTTTGCATTTCTTTTAGGCATCGCTGCCGCGCTTCCTCCAGCGTGGCATAACCGCTGCTGTAATCGCTGGGCTCGTCAGTGTGGCGCGCCCTGTACGCTTTGCCATTTTCAGTAATAAGGCTGCTGTATATGTAAATGTCCGATCCAAGATAGCGTTCTATAAAGTTCTCGGGTTCATCGTCCAAATGGCGCGGTACGGTAAAAGATCCACCGGCTGCGATCTTTGAACAGTATTCCGCGCATTGGCGCTGAAAAAATGTATACGCTGCTTTTTCCATGTCTCTTACTCCTTACTGGTAGGATCAAAAATTGAAGCGATAAGCATTACAAAAGCGAGCCCCAGTAACGCTGCCCCGTATATGATGTTCACGGGTGCGCGGGGATCGCCCATACTCGCGCCAGCTATGCCGCAAAGGGTCAAACCCAGACCGGCGATTAGCTTTACAAAAAACAGCAATAAAAAAATGTTGGTGCTTGGCATCGTCTCCACTCCTCAGTGAATGGGCCGCGTTATGCAGCCTCGGTTAGTGCTGCAGGCTGCAGCGAGTTTAGATAGTCAACAGCTTTTTGTGCTGCGCTGCCGGTATCAAAAATAAACTTGGGATCATTGTTCAGCGCCTTCAGCCAGCTAGCTATATATTGCGCGTGATCCATTCGCATTGTGGATTCAACGCCAAGTTGCGCGCATAGAATTGCCGACAGCGATTCTGCGAGCAATTCCTCTGCTGCATATTGGCGGCGCTCCATGGAAAAGTTGCGCCCAAGCTGCTGCGCTCCACCTGTCCAGTGGCCTAGCTCATGCAACGCGGTGCTGGCTAGATTCTGCGCTGCTGTGCTGTGCTTTGTGTCGCGGAATCGCTCGGGCAGCGGGAGCGTGATCTTGTTAACGCTGGGCGTGTAGCAAGCGCGATCTGCGTCTACCCATTCAACATCCGCGCCAGTGTTGGCTATATAATCTTGTACCGCCTTCTGCAGTTCCACATCCGTGCGGCGCTCCACTACCGGCGGGGTCCAGGGGTTTTCTGGCATGGGCGGCACGATCTTGCGCTCTCGGCCTGCCTGCTTAGATCGTCGATCCCACTTCTCTTGCAGTGCTGCGTCAGACTCGGGCGTTCGCAAAACTACCTGCGAAAAATCCCAAATAGCGAAGGCGCTAAATTTGGTGAAGCTATGCTCCTCGGTTTCACCTGTTTGTTTATTCTCGCGCTCATACTTTATCGGCATCGGCTTGCGTAGGCTGACAATTGACTGCTGCCCTGCTGGTACTGCGTAACCGGCGCGCAGCCAGCCATCGTATGTGCTGTAGTGGGTAATGCCCATAATCCAGCAGATAAGCGCATTTGATCCGGTGGCGTAGTGCTGGCTGTCTACATTGTGAGGCGCTCCACCAGTACCGCCAAAGGGCATTTGGAATTCATCGGCGGTAGCGCTGCCATCGGCTATAGCTTCTGCGATCTCCTGCAGTTTGGCGCTTACTTGCTTGCTAATCTTGGTTGCTGTGTCCTGCTTTTTCATTGCTTCCACTCCTCAGTAGAATTGATATAACGATTGGCGCTGAGTTTTATTACAGCAGCGCCATCTGGGTGTCGGTGTTGGGCATCGGCGCAAGTTCGCGCAGCGGCTCGGGTGCGTCTAATACTTTCCAAACGCTGCGGATATGGTGTCGGCGGTTGCCTTCAAGCCAATCAACCCACTTACCATCGCGGCACACTGCAACGTGCTGCCTAATCGTGACTATGTAAGTGCCGCCAAGCTCGCGCAGTTTGCGGGTAAGTGTTGTCACGGTGGGGAAGCTGCTGGAAAGGTATTGGCTATGCTCCAGCGCCATGTGCTGCTCGTATACGGGAAGCCACTTGCTTTGATACATCCCGCGTCCTTTGCGGCGCCCTGCTGCTGCCAGTAGGTCGTAAGCTCGCTGGTAGGGCATACCGCTAGCATTAGCTAGCGCCCTGACGGTGCAATCCCTGTCATCAATAGCTTTTGCGTAACCTTCCATTTCAGCGACTCCTTAGCCATGTTTCGAGCGCTTGCAGCGGTATCAGCGCCAGCAGCGCTATCAGCATCGCTTTAGCGAAGGCCATGTTCACGCCACTGGCTAGCAGCACATAGAGCGCAAAGGGTGATGACAGCATGATGGCAAGCTGCGTTAGTACTAGTGTCAGAATGATTGCGCGCAGCATGATTAAGCCCTCGCAATCGTGATGTTGTTATCGGAGAAGGTAACGCGCAGCGCATCGCCAGCAGTGAATACATCGCCAACCTTTTTGTTCATCAGGTCGATAATCGGGCGGGGGTTGCCGTTGCGTGTGGATTTGGTAACGCGTTTCTTGCTGGCGTTATCGAAGTAGATGCGAATCACGTTCTCGCTCGCATCATATATGGTGCTGTACGGTGTCGCGGGTGGGAAGCCAGCAGCGGAGAGCTTATCGCCCTCAATCCATATACGAAGGCCGCGTGATGTTGCTTTGCAAGTGGTCATTGTTTCCATTGTTGCTACTCCTTACAGTAACGGTTATCGGTCTGCCCATTATGTTTATATAGGTCAGTCTGTCAATAGGTAATTTACACTTTTTTGCACTTTTTTTACTGTTAATTCATACAGTGGTTTAACGGGGTTTGATTGCAGGGCATTGGGGTATATCATTCGCGCTTTATATAGCAGCGGAGAATTAGCGATGGGAGCGAATCGAAAGGGTTTGTCAGTAAAACAAGAGCGCTTTATAAACCTAGTCGCAACAGGGCAGCATAGTAATGCAGAGTGTTATCGTATCGTTTATGACGTTAGCGAGGGCAGCAATCCCAAAACAGCTATCGAAGAAGCCAGCAGACTATTGGCTAACCCCAAGATCGCCGCAAGGCTGGAGGCGCGATTACAGCAGATTGCGCGGGCACAACTTGCCTCATCGCTTTCACTGAGAGACAAAGTACTGCAGCACTGGCTAGATGCGATCGACAATGGCGAGCGTGAGAACGGATCGCTCCGCGCTAGTGAGTTAATGGCGAAACATTTGGGCATGCTCAATCAAACGGTAACGATTGAGGAAGGGCAGCAGAACAGCGCAGAGCTATTAGAGCAGCTTGATGCACTATTAGAGAGCGCCGCAGCTTCTGATAGTAGCGAAGGCGCGCACGAATCCGAAAAAACGCACGAAAATGGCACAAATGAGCAGCTCCACTAGCCGGGACGCCACCCCCCCTGACGCAGACGCCTACCTGTCATCTGTATACATAGTAAAACGCTCAAAAAATTAGCCTAAAATGCCTAAAATACTGACCTATTGACCTACTCACAGGGGTATTTTTGCCCAGAAATGCCCTAGGAGTCCCATACCCCCATATTATTTATAAAAAATTTGCCTGATATAGCAAAAAATTGTAAAAAAAAGCTGTCATACAGTGGAATTGGTCTTGTCAAGAGGGTATATTCTGTACAATCCGGGGGATATTTCTATCTCCTACGCTTATTCCCTCTCGTATATATACGCAGCTAGTATTTGCGAGCTATTAGTTAGCCTTTGGGTTTTTCTTTCATTTGAGAGGCGTAAATTTACGGTGCGGACTCATTGATTTGCGCCCATAGTGGAGAATGTTATGGCGAATACAGCGGCCCAGTTCGTAGTTGACACCTATAAATCCGATCTTGGCGGTCTTCCCAAGACCGATGCACTGATATATTGGGCAAGCAAGATTCAGAGCGGCGAGATGACTGAATCAGAGGTCAAAGCCGCGATTCAAGGATCACCTGAGGGCATCGCCTACGCTGAAACTAGAGAGGTAGACCCGGATAGGGCGGCAGTGACGGGAACCCCTGCTGACTTTGCTGATGAGGACGGGGGAGCAGACAAGCCAGAAACTGACAAAAATCCTCAACAGGTAACCACAGGCGAAATACAACAGTTATATAGACAGTATTTAGGCGGCGAAGGGCAAGGGGAATATGTCCAGAATTGGGCAGATGCCGTTAATTCTGGGGAAATGACTTTTGAAGAGGCCGCACAAGCAATCCAGAACTCCGCAGAGGGGCAAGCCTACGCCGCATCAATTGACCCAGCCACTGGACTTGGAACGATAAGTCCAGAAAGAGCGGCTTTTCTTGCCACTCAGTCAGGTGCGACAGTTGGAAACTTACCTGATGGGTTCGACGGAAACACAAATACAGGGTCAACCACGGCAGGCACCACCGGAGGACAGTCCAACACGGGCAACTTCAACCCCCTCATACAGCAGTATTACCAAGAGCTGTTCAATCGTCAGGCGCAACAGCCAGGGCTTGATTACTTTGCAGGACGCTTAGGATCAGGTGACCTGACAGATGCCACTTTAAGAGATGCCATCATCGCTGGCGCTCAAGGATCAGACAGGCAGTACTACGATGCTTCTCAGTCGGGTGGCCCTGTATTTGATGCAACTCAGCAACTCTTTGGTAGAAGACCCGCAAGGGGAAGATTCAACCCAGAGACAGGTCAGCTTGAGGGCGGCTTTGGTCAGTACAGAAGCCAGCTTGATGCAGGCGACCTGACACCGGAACAGCTTAGAGGCAGGTTGGTACAGCTTGCCTATAACCGTGGCGAGGGTGGAGGTCAGAGTAACGACTATCAGGCGTACCTAGATTCTCTGGGCATAGACCGATCAGGAAACCCATTCCTGCAAGATGGCGGCACCTATGCCAATGTCGCGTATGGCAGTGATCTAGCTCAGTATCAGCCAGACCCCGGAATGCCACCACCGCCTTCGAGCGGGGGTCAATTCCCCGGAGGCGGAAATAGGCCCGTGCCCGGAAAGGGAGGTCTTTACCAGCGTCCAGACGGCTCCTACGGAGGCGGAGGTCATCCTTTGGGAAAAGGTGGCGGGATGCCCGGAAGAATGCCCGGACAGTACATTACCGGCAATCAGCTTTACTCTGGACTGCCGTATGGCATGACCCAGCCGATGGGTATGATGAATTTCATGCAACCCATGATGCAACCAACGATATACCAGCCTCCGCAGATGTCTGAGCAATATATGCCCAACCGTGGATTGATGTCTGGATACTCCACGGGCTTTGGCCCTTATGGCGGGTATCAGCGGCCTAGGTTCGGTGGCGGCAAAGGCGGCCCCAGAATCATGCGTCCGATGGGCGGCAAAGGTGGTTTCGGCTACTAAAATGCGCCGTAACTACCGCAAGGAATACGACAACTACCACGGAAAGCCCAAGCAGAAGAAAAACCGCGCCAAAAGGAACGCGGCACGGGACATCATGGAGAAGTCAGGAAAGGTCTCCAAGGGTGACGGTAAGGACGTAGGCCACAAGAAACCACTGGCAAAGGGCGGCTCTAACAAAAAGAGCAATCTGAAGGTGGCATCGAAATCAAAGAACAGGTCATTCAAGCGCACTAAAACAGCACGGATGGCATAATGTCAGAGTTAATGACGCCCGAATTAGCAAAAAAGCTACAGGGCGCATCTCCAGAGGTAAGGCTTAGAGCAGCAGAGCTTCTGGAAAAGGCAAAGCAAGCAGAAGAGATCGAAAAAGCACAGACCACCTATATGGGGTTTGTGAAGCATATGTGGCCTGCATTCATTGAGGGCAGGCATCACAAGATCATGGCAGAGGCATTCGAGCGTATTGCCAAGGGCGAACTGAAGCGCTTGATCGTGAATATGCCACCCAGGCACACTAAATCTGAGTTTGCTTCTTTCTTGCTGCCAGCATGGTTCTTGGGCCAGATGCCTGAGAAAAAGATCATTCAGACGGCGCACACTGCTGAGTTATCGGTTGGTTTCGGCAGAAAGGTGCGAAACCTTGTAGATTCGGATGACTTCAAGAAGGTCTTTCCCAATCTTCAGCTAAGAGCAGACTCAAAAGCAGCGGGGCGCTGGAGCACCAACAAGAACGGCGAATACTTCGCTATTGGTGTTGGCGGTGCTGTAACAGGCAAAGGTGCTGACCTTTTGATTATTGACGACCCTCACTCGGAACAGGAGGGGCAGTCAGCAGA